AGCAATGTTGTCTGCACCTTGAGCTAAAGCTTCGTGTACACCTTTCATTACTTCGGAAGAAGAACCAAATTCGTTTTCAGCATCTTGAACATCAGTTACCTGAAAAATAGAGTACGAAGTACCTGACTCCGCAGTTCCCAGGATCATCACTCTAGGCTGATCAGAAGTAGTTATATCAATAAAAGCTCCATCAATATATTGTGCACCAACTCCTGGTATATTTTCATAAGGCATTTTCTATATCTCCTTTTTAGATAAATTTAAGTTATTGTTTAGAAGTAATTTCAAAAATTATTTTTTTAATTTGAGGATTACTTTTAACTTCAAATTCTCTAAATCTTACAAAAAAATTAACTGGTCTGTAAAATAATCTTTGCCCTCCAGTAGTAGTATAAGTATCTGGTCCCCTATCTTTAAAAAAGAATCTTTCTACTCCTTGAACTTCGAAAGCCCATGAGTGGTTTACAAATAACTTTTCCAACCAAATGGCTCTTGCATTAGCAAGTTTATTACTTTTACCCCAGCAAGTAAACTCGATCAAATGATCGAGCGGTCTAGCTTCAACCACAACAACCTTATTGGTTGCTTCTGGTCGAACTAAATCATAATAATAAGTACTTTTTCTATGAGGTCTCGCTGTTCCTTTGTTATTCATGAGAGCAGGCTCCCTCTTAAGTACTCTATAAGCAATTATTTCATCGCCAAAACTCTCGAAAGGTTCTGGCGGATATTCTTCAGTTAAAACTACTACTTTCTCTTCTATAACTCCTGCTCTTTCTTGAGCGTCTTTTATTAGTTCAGAAGCAATTTTAAAAAATCTTTCCAAACTCATTGGTTTTAAATTTGGCAAAAATTGTGTTGTATCGAATACATAAGGATTAGTTAGCTCTGTAGCTATTTCATTTTGATGAATTATGGTTTCATTTTCATAAACCATTACAGTCAGCTTGCTCTCTTCGTTCGCTAACTCTTCGTTAACGTCTTCAACTAATTGGCTATCTTCTGACATTATTCATCAATCCTTATCGCATCATTTTCAACACAGTAAACTGTAATATATTCTATCCTTCCGTTATCTGATCTAAGTCTATTTATTGTCGAAGGCTTATATATCGATTCACGAACATATGGTACTATTGGGACTCCTTCTGTATCAAGTTTGATTTCAACTATCTTGTCTCTATAAGATAAATCAAGGTCATATCTAAAATAAAATACTTTATAGTCTACTCTTATTGTTCCAGGTGTAAGTCCTCTAACTCTTCTAGCATTTCCTCCATCAGCACCGATATAGGTTGAATATCCAACTACCCATTCTTCATCCCAATAATATCCTTCACCCAAACAATAAGGGCAAGAATCTTCTGTATCAGCCTCGTAGGTTGTATCTGATACACAAACGCATCTCATGAGTTTGTTGTCTTCATCTCTTCTCATTTTTCTTATAAGAAGTTTTTTACCATGAGCCATTGAATCTGAGCTTCCATATATTAGATCTTGGAACTCAGCTCTTAAATCTATTTCTGATCTACCAGTGTTAGATTTAGACTCTAGGATATTTTTATCGTTACCTTTAGGATACAGCTTTCTCTTAATAGACATTTAACTAACCTTTATAACCGTACTTTTTCTTACCTTTTTTAACTAAACTAAATTTTGAATTTTGACTAGGTTGTGCAAATCTTACATTTTGAGGTTTATGCCAACCCCTTCCGAGGTTTATTATTTCTGGACGTTCTGCTCCTGGTACAGCAAAAGTTGAACCAAAACTTTGTCCTGGAACAATCTGCCCACCTGAGTTTAATACTCTTAGCCACTCATCCCTTCTTTCTTTTAGATCTATAAAAGCTCTTTCAAAATTACTGTCAGTCTCAATCATTAGATCACCCAATGATTTACTTTTTCCACCTACATCTGCTGGAAGTGCCAAGCATCTTAATGATGCATCAAATAGAACAAATTTAGTTCTAGCTATTTCAAAATTCCTACCTCTTTTAGTTTTACAATAAGCATTGGCTTCCAAAGAAGACCAATGTATCATTAGCGATAAAGTATCATCTGGTATTTGGTCTAGCCAACCTCCACATTCCAATCTCATCAAATCGGGAGAAGCATAATACGGAGAGTATTTCGTTGAGTAAGTTAATTGTATTTCTTCTTCTAATTCGTTTCCTTCTACATCAGCTATCGTCGCATCAAGTAAAATAACAATTAAGGTGTTATTTCCAATTTTCTGTACGATCCATTTACCTTTTTCTTCAACTTTAAAATAGAAAATACTGAATCCTATCACTTCTCCATTGGTATCTCTTTCTACCCAAACATCAGCCCAATTGCCTGAAATAACTTCCCCTTCATCATCTAAAACTTTTGGAACAGAGTAAGTTATCTCATAGTAACCAGTAGCTATTCTTGTTGGCTCTTCCTCTATATTCGTTTGTAAAATAGTAGAATCTCTTGCGCTAGGAAAGCCATTCTCTAGTTCAAAATCCCAATCTATCGTATCCAATGCGATGGGATCGTAAACATAAATATCTACTAATAGTTCGTCAGGTGTATCTGGATCATTATCTATATCTCCTAAAGCGATATCTTTAGGCAATCCGCAAGCATCAGTAAATATTGCTTTTAAAACTACATCCTGCTCAACAGGAACACAATCTCTTGTATAAGACATTTATATCTCCTACGCTATATCGATTATTAACTGTTTGTTTTCTACAGTTAACTTTTTAAATAGTTCTTTTACTTCATCGTCATTTGTCCCTGAAGGTCCATCGAATACTCCCGATACAGGATATGCAAATACTGCTACACTTTCATCAGTGACTGTATCTGGATCTAAGTCTTTATTAAACTTAATGACAATTTTCTTTTTTTCTTTTTGATGGGTTGCGCCATCTGGAGGGCTCATACTAACAATTTCTAGAAATGATTCTATTTCTGCAATTGTTCCTATTACAGAAGTTGATGCTGTTTTAGGCACTTCGATTATGGAACCAGTTCCTGTTGAGAACTGAAGCTTTAAAGAATCTTCCATAAAATCTGGAGAGTATACTTTAAATCTATAAATATCCCCTTCTATAAAATTGGATCCACCCCAACGCAATTGGAGTCCATCAGCCAGTCTTCTCCACCTTCTTGATGTTACTCTTCCTTTTACTGCAGAGTTTTCACCATCGGCGTCATACCACCATTCATACTTTGCTTTTCCTAAGTCACCAGCTGTAGTTATTTTTATATTTAGAGTTGTATCTGCACCGCCAGTATAACCACCATATACTTGTAGATCTCCAGTTTCAGAAGTAACGTCTTCAAGGGAAACATCAAAAACAGTTCTTGATGATATTCCTTTACTAGTCCCACCTTCTGAATCTCCAATAAAATAAGCAGTGTAATCTACTTCTTTTGCTAATAATTCTTTTGGAGAAATAATAAGTTTACATTTTAACTCATTTTCAATTTCAGAATCTCTGTCTATGATTTGTGGTAAGTTTTCAACAACTTCACCCATATCATTTACATATTCAATCTTGTAATTGCATTCAACAACTCCGCTAAAACCTGGAGACCTTAAGAATAACTTTGAATCAGATTCATTAAGCCATTGTGCTCCACTAGGTCCAGAACTTCTATCAAAATCTGCTCCATATAAAACACAATTAGTTTTTGCAGAAGGCAAATCTATACCTTTATCAAAGGTAACTTCTATATCTGCTCCAACAGGTATATTGTTGCTTTCGTTATTCGGAAATACTGCTTCTATTTTCGGTGCTGCCATTTTCTTCCTCTTCTATATCTTCACTATCATTAGTGATAAACAATGATTCGTGATGAATTATAACAAACTCACCTTCATCTTCGATAGTTTTTGTGTACGGATTTTTAGGGTCATAACTGCTAAAACCGTTTTCTCTGTTTTCTTTTTGTTTAAAACGAGCCATTCATATCTCCTATAAAAAAAGGGGTGGAGGATAAAACCTCCACCCCCTGGTAGTTCTTCTATTTAATTATTTTATTTAGAGAACATCTGCATCAGCAGCGATTTCAGTCATTCCACCATCAACAACAGAACGAGTAGTTCCATCCCAGTAGTTCTGATCGACCTTAACGCTTCTAAGAACGCCAACGCCTTGACCTTCATGAGCTACAGCAAAGCCGTAACGCTCACGAATCTTGACCTTGACAACTTCAACGCTTTCATCTCTCCACTCAACAGTAGTTGGCTCTTCGTCCACAAGGTGGAAGCCGACATTGCCGCTTGAGAGCAAGAAGATATCGCCAGTCTCATCTTCTGGATCATAAGGAGCAAGAGGTGAAACAACGATGTTGAGGTTGAAGGGGAAGTAAGGAGGAATACTCGGAGCTGAAGTAGCTTGATTGAATCTTCCTGCGAGACCAGTTGCAGCTTCACCTGAAGGAGAAGCACCACCAGCACCACCACCAGGACCAGAAGCTGGGTTAACAAGAACCTGTCCTCTGCTTGGTCCCATTGCGCCCATTGCGCCATTGCCCCAAGGAGCCTGACCGCCAGCCTGACCCGAAGGTAGGTTGAAATATGAACCGCCACCATGCGCAAGCATCATAGCTCTCATAACTGGATCCTGAATGAATGAGTAGTAGAAGAGTGGGTGCATAAGAAGTGTATCTGCTGCAAAACCCTCTTCAGTCATGTGAGCCATAGCTCTCATGAGGTTATCCATTGTAAGCGTACCGTTTGCGGCTAAACCAATGTCCCTACCAGTAGTAACACCATAAATGGAGTTGGCTGGAGTTTCATTGTCAAACAAAGTGGTACCTAGAGTCTTGAGGAATGAGATTGCTTTCTGCTCTTTATGTCGAGCCAAAGCATTACCCATAAGACGCAAGTTCATAGCCATGATATCCCAAGTTGAGTATCTAAGAGCTTCATCGGTAAATGAAGCAGCAATACCTGACTTT